CATAGGATACTGGATTACGTGCCTGAAGAGGTGGTTGCCCAGAAGAATGGCCAAGAGATGAAGATAAGGTTCAAGAATGGATCTCTCTTTCAGATTGTTGGATCTGACAATTTTGACAGCCTTGTAGGTACTAACCCCAAACTTATCATATTCAGTGAGTACGCACTCCAAGACCCAAGAGCATACCAGTATCTACGTCCGATCCTCGCTGCCAATGATGGTATTGCTTGCTTTCTGTCCACGCCTCGAGGTAAAAATCATCTATTTGAATTATATCAGATGGCTTTGTACAATCCTGAATGGTTCGTTTACAAGCTAACGCTTGATGACACAAGACACATACCATTGATTGAGATCGAGCGAGAGCGTGCCGAAGGAATCATGTCGGAAGATTTAATTCAACAAGAATATTTTACGTCGTTCGATTTAGGTGTTGAGGGCAGCTATTATTCCAAGTATATGGACCGTATGAGGTTGAAAGGTCAGATTGGCATGGTGCCATGGGATCCATCAGCTCGAGTCCATACTTTTTGGGACCTCGGAGTTCGAGATTCTACCTGTATTATATTTGCACAGGTCCAAGGACAGGTGCTTCGCATAATAGATTGTTATGACAAAAATAAAGAGGGTCTAGAGCACTACGTTGGCATAATTAATTCCAAACCGTATTTATATGGGAAGCATATTGCCCCTCATGATATCCGCGTGACTGAGTTTGGTTCTGGTATGACACGATGGGCAAAGGCTCAGTCTCTTGGTATTAACTTCGTCATAGCGCCTGATCTATCTATTATGGATGGAATTGAAATGGTTCGTTCAACATTACCCAAGGTTTGGATAGATGAAGAGAAATGCAAGCCTCTCATTAAGGCTCTTGAAGGCTACCGTCAAGAGTTTGATGCTAAACGTCGTGTGTATAAGCCTAATCCTCTACATGATCAAAATTCTCATTATGCTGATGCTATGAGATATATGTGTATCTCGTTGCCAAAGACTCGCGATGGCAAAAGTGCTGAGGAGCATGAACGGCAAGTACAGCGTCATTTGAGGGGCAATGACTCTAACCTACCTGATCTGTTCCGCGATGATTATAAACCATATTAGAGGTATTTATGATTGAATTCGAACTAGAGTTTCGAGAGTATTTGACCGCTCGTGAGGCAAGACAACTCAGGGATGAAGAGCTTGCTATCGAGCAGAGTCGAAAGGATCTTTTCCGTAAGTACAATGAGATAATAGCCGATCACATATCTCGTAATATTCTTTTAGATGAGCTAAAGCGTCATATAGAATACTGGGGAGATGATTTAAGTGCGTTATTCCATTCTTTAGATAGTAAGACACTTCAACTTATCGTGTCTGTATACCATATGTCTTGGAAAGAGAAAAAACGAATTGAGAAAGAGCGAGAAGAAAAAAAGAAAGAGATGGATAAATTGACTCAAGAAGAATGGCTTGAAAATCTTGAAAAGAAGGTAAAGCAATGAACGGAGTTGATGTTGCTATCTTGGTAGCCATAATACTTCTTATAAGGAGCCTATAATGAGTGAATACGGCCTATTGGCTCTCATGTTGCTTTTGCCAGCATGTGATATGAGCCATGATAGTTCTGATGATGAAAAGAGTGAGACCACGAGATCATCACGCAGACATGCACCTGTATTTATGAATCCACATCTTATGCGGCCAGTCAGAACACAATCTGCACCACCGCCCTGTACAGCAGCGAGATGTCCCAAGCCTGCTACCTGTACAAGAGTCTGTAAGCCCGTATGTAGAACAAGTTGCGCATCACGCGGTATTGCGTGTCACCGATAAAAGGAGCGATATGAGTTGGAAAGATGACTGGGACGACTACAAACTACTTGAAGCACGGAATGAGTTCATCTCAAGCGCTGCTTGGTGGTTGTTCGCTATTATTTGTTTGATAATCCTAAGCTACTTTATCATGATCGACCATGATTTAGATCGTGAGAAGCAGAAGGCAAAGATAGCTACACAAGCCGCTAAGGCACGTGTTTTACAAAGGGTTGCTGATGGCTCAATAACCCTCTCAGATTCTATATTGAGAGACGTCATATGTGGCAGTAATCCTGTGGTCATGAGAAAAGAAACAGAAAAGAAGTATACGCACAAATAAAAGTTTCAGGGAGAACAGACCGGGGAAATATACGTTAGATAATCACATTTGTTTACGTAACACTTTTATTATCAGTAAGAAAGGGAGTAGTAGTGTTAGACAGAAATAGAGCCTTCCAGCATATGGCTGCATGGGCAATACAGAACTTATTCAATACATACAAAGAAGCCAAAGAGATTCTTGATGATGCTGAGATGTCAGATGCAGACAAAGCAATCAAGATCAAAGGTCCTAATGGCACAGACCATCGTATGCTCAATCTAATGCTTCTTTTAAAGCCAGCTGTTGTTGAGGCAGAGAAAGACTTTGGAGAACATTCTGAGTCATTTTTCGCATGGTTCCATGAACGTTGGGCTTACATTGAGTCACTCAACGTTTTAGAAGGCTCATGTAATTGTAAGGGTTGCAAACTAGAAGAACCTGTCGTAAGTTAACGCCATATAAAAATTGCCGGGTTGTTTCTTATAAGTACGGCTGTACGGGGAGATAGACATTGCTCCCCGTATGACGTAAATGAGGAGGGGTGGCTGAGTGGCCTAAGGCGGTTCGTTGCTAACGAATTGAGTGTTACAGCTCCGCAGGTTCGAATCCTGCCCTCTCCACCAAAAAAGGATTGTATGAATAGAATAGAGCCAAGATACTTCGACATGAGCCTCAGTCGTGGTTACTTCACCGAGCGTGATCTTATGGGTAAAAAGCCATACACGATTACTGCTAAAACCAGACATGGCAAGAAGTTCAAAATCAAAAGAAGTTACTACTTTCTGGACGTCATAGATGGCAGAATCCAGGAACCATTCAAAAGAACCAAGAACTATAAAAGACACATGTTACAGATTGATCGTCGCGCCTTCACGCGTAATGTATGTACTCCCTTTGGCCGAAACTGTCCTAAAAAGAGGTGTTAAGTGGAATATCCAAAGATACATAGCCTGTGGAAAAGACAAGGTTGGTTCCTGGAAGATGGCAAAAAGAACCATCCAGATTACCAGAATGGTCGGCAGTCTTTCATTGTGGGGGATTATGCTTGTCCTGAGTTTGCCGCCATAAAGCAATGGCTTGTGCAGGAAAAGATCGATGGTACCAATATCCGTGTGATCTATAACCAGATTCCACGCATATCAGACCATTGGCACGATCAAGTAAAAAAGCTTGGGTATATTCCCAATGTTGAGTTTATGGGACGTACCGACAATTCAGATATGCCGCGCAAGTTATTGAACCACCTAAAAGATACATTCACCACAGATAAGATGGCAGAAGTGTTTCCAGATACGACTACAGCCTCTGTAATTCTGTTTGGGGAAGGATATGGACCTACAATTCAAAAGGGTGGTGGCAACTATCGCAAGGATGTAGGGTTCATCCTGTTCGATGTGAAAATAGGTGAATGGTGGCTTCAACAGTCTGCCGTTAAAGAGATTGCAGCCAAGTTAAACGTTCCATATGCGCCTACCATCGGTATCATGACCGAAGATGAGATTGTCGCATACGTTAAATCAAAACCTTTATCACTGTGCTCTATAACCCCACAGGTAATGGAAGGCATTATAGCCCGTCCTGATCCCTTGGTTCTTTTCAGAGATGGCAAGCCGGTAATGATGAAATTAAAGTGTAGAGAATTCAAGGAGCAAATATGAGATACATGAAGTCATGGTTCCCAGTAGCCCCAAAATCAAAAGAAGTAGTAGTTGATTACAAATTCGCTCCAGTTCCAGAGAAACCAAGATGGCAAGAAGAGGCACGCGAACATATATCTCTTTTAGATCACGTAGATAAGTTGGCGACTCATAACTCAACTCATGGCAAAAACGTTGTCTTCTGGTCATGTAAGAGGTGCAATGGGTAGACCAAAATTCAAGAACCCACATAAAATAGCTAAAGAGTATGCAGAGCTTCAAGCGATCCACGAAAAGGAACATCCTGCTGTTCTTATAAGATGGACATGTAGATTGTGCTATCCAATTCCTGATCAATCTCTTGCAAGTCGCAATTCAACTATCATTCGCGGTGGTTTAAAGCGATATAACAACACCCCAGAATAAATTTCTACTATCTGAACGATTACCGTCATAGACTTGTCCTGTTCACTTAAAAAAGGATGGGCAAGTACTATGATTTTTCCAGAACTCGGACCTCAATATTATGATGAGGCCTACAAGGGCCTGCTTTCGCGTATGGAAGCCTTTTATTCGTCTAGTATCACGATCAATCAAGCCTTCTGGGCTGAAGCAGATCAAGACACTAGATTCGAAATTGGTGACCAGACACTTTGGAATGAGCTTTACGGTAATCTTCCAGCCGCAAGCCGACGACAGTTCAATTTCAATCACATCCGTCCCGTAGTCAACATGATCAGCGGTCACCAACGTCGTAACCGAAAATCGACCATTGTTGTACCCGTAGAGAATGCAGACCAAGATACTGCAGATCAGTTCACCAAAGTCATCATGAACATCAACAAACAGGAAGGTGTTCTCGAGACTATCTCCGACTCATTCCATGGTTCTTTGGTTACCGGCATGAACTTACTCCAGATATGGGTAGATTATCGCGAAGATCCCGTGTCAGGTAACATAAAAGTCGACAATTGCGCCTACAACTCGTTTTTAATCGATCCATTCTTCAGAAAGGCAGACCTAAGTGACTGTCAGGGCATCTGGAAACGTTCATATTTGACCAGACGCGAATGTTTATCACTTCTGCCAGACAAAGAAGAAGAGATCTTAGGTCTCATATCTAATGAGTCAGGGAGTGGCAGAGATGCAAAATTTCAATTTCTTCCTGAGCAGTACGGCTATGCGTACAAAAACTTACTTACCTACGACGAATACTACTATAGAGACTTCCGCAAGCAGAAAATGCTCATGGATACTCAAACAGGCGAATCTCTCGAGTGGAAGTCACAAGATGAGGATCGTTTAGAGGAATTCCTAAAAACCTATCCTCAAGTCACCATGACAGAAACAGAGATCCCAACAGTTCGTGTAGCAGTAGTCGTTCAGGGTCGCGTCATGTATGACGGTCCTAATCCACTCGGCACAGATAAATTTCCATTTGTCCCAGTTTTCGCTTATTACAATCCACAAAGTCCTTACTTTCAATACAAAATTCAAGGCGTTGTGCGCGGCCTCAGGGACGCTCAGTATCTTTACAACAGACGTAAGGTTATTGAGCTCGATATAATGGAATCACAAATAAATTCAGGTTGGAAATATAAAGAGAATGCTGTTGTTAACCCTAAAGACTTATACTCACTTATGGGTCAAGGTCGGGGTATAGCACTAAAAGATGAAGCATTGATGTCTGACGTTGAACAGATCATAGCTCCGTCTATACCGCCATCAATGCTTCAAATATCTGAGAATCTAGGCAATGAGATCATGAAGATCTCTGGTGTAAACGAAGAACTAATGGGCAGCAGTTCCGAAGATATGGCTGGTGTTCTATCTATGTTGCGGCAAAGCGCTGGGGTTACTACACTTCAGGGGCTATTCGACAACTTAGATCGTGCTCAAAAGCTCCTAGGATCGCTCATGATCGACGTAATACAATCAAACTACACACCCGGCAAGATCCAGAAGATCCTAGAAGGTAAGCAGCCGTCTCCGCAGTTCTATAGTAAAGCATTCGGCAAGTATCATGCTGCAGTTGAGGAAGGTATCAATACCACTACTCAAAAGCAGATGCAGTTTGCCCAGCTCTTCCACTTGAAGCAGGCAGGCGTTCCAATACCAGACAGTGCTCTACTGGAAGCATCGACCATACAGAACAAGACAGAGATCATCGAGATGATTGAGAAGCAACAGCAGCAACAGGCTCAGATGCAACAACAGCAAATGCAAGCTCAATTGCAGGAAATGCAGGCTCGTGTCGAATTGTCACATGCTCGTGCTCAAGCTGACCGTGGTCTTGGTGTTGAACGTATATCCCGTGTTCAAGAAAATCAGGCCCTAGCAGTTGAAAGACGTGCGCAGGCTCATAGAGATGATGACGAAGCATTCCTGTCTAAGATCAAAGCCCTCAAAGAGCTCGAGCATATGGATCTCGATCACTTACAGAAGGTTGTAGCCTTGGCCATGAGTCTTCAAGCTCAAGACGATATGCAAAACAGACAGGAGGATCAGGAGGCAGAACAAGATGTACGTTCCGATCTCTCCTCTCTGCTCGCACCGCAGCAACAACCACAACAACCTCAACCCCAAGGATAAATGATGAAAAGACTCGTGTTAGCTTTCTTGTTTAGTAGCACATTACTCGGTGGAATCGAGTATCCCGAAATCATAGCCGACTACATGTCTGGCATAGAATTCAAAGAACAAGAGCAGCATGACAGGGTCGAACGAGCATTACTGTACCTAGAAGGAATGGACCGAGATGACCTGTGCATGGTTGCAGGATATCTCTGCATGATTCTAGATAGACCAGTAGTAGAAGAAGATTGTGGATGCGATTGTTGTTGCGACGACGTAATCGACCAAATGATTGAACAAGAATATGCCAATTGTGGCATGTGTTTGTAGTTAGAGGATCGTTCTCATTAACCTTGCAGGCCCTATTGGGTGGCTGCAGTTTCTACAGGAGGCCTTTATGGCAAAACGTTATCACGGTTCCCAAGGCGAATACGCAGGACACGAAAGCCGCGTACGCCAAGAATCTATCGATGGTGGCATGATCACCGAGAATAAGTCAGCAATCGCTAACTTGCCTCAAGAAGTCATGATCAAGATGTATCCAAAGGCAGACGACTATGCCACGTACCATCTAGACGATACCATTCGTGGTATTGACCATCAAAGAAAAGAAGACAGCAAAGAGAAGAAAAAGGGTCAGTATCCTGATATGTACTAGGAGATCCTATGCTTTTAATGATGAGACCGCGCGAAGACAGCAAGAAGAAACGCTCGCGAGCAATCGACCGAGATGAGTCTCTTGCAGTTTACGGTAATCTCGAAGTTAAAGGCGAGCAATATAGTAATCGTGCTTACGACCGAGTCGAGGAGATGTATAGCTCGTTCTATGCAGGCCTAGACCCAAGGCGTAGACAGGAGGTTGCTGACGGCGGCATGGTGAAAGAAGACAAGGGAGCTATGGCCAACTTGTCGAACAAACCAGTTCACCGCGAGTATCCTCCTGCAGGTTATTACTCTTCTCCTTATCTTGATGACTCAACTGAGGAGAAATAATATGCCTCTAATGCCACGCTTTAAGTCCAAAGGTTCAAAAGTATGCCACGCCATACTCGGAACACCTCCAAACTTAATCAAACAGCGTAAGTCAGAGCATGAGAAGATTGTAAATGCTCGCCTAAACATGGAAGAAACACGCTTAAGTCGGTAATTCTAAAGGGGGGTTCTGTCCGAAAGTCACCCAGCTGACCTAGGCTTAGCCTCCTTCTAAAAAAGGAGAATGAATGACGCTAAAAGTAGTAATTATAGCACTTTCGATTAGCACAACCCTGCTCGCTGACATCAATGAATCGTATACTCGACTTACTTGCAAGACGAAGCGGTGTGAAAGAGCTTCTCAGCAGTATCGATTATCTAATGCTTCAAGCAATGCCAGTTGGTGTGGTTATGTCGCAGCTACCAATATAGCTAACCAGGCCAATTACTCTGTTTCAAAGGTAGTTGGATCATGGGTGGTACCAAACATTCAACCTTCAGCAGTAGATACCTATTGTTCATTGTGGGTTGGTATTGATGGATTCGGCGGGCCTACCGTCGAACAGATTGGTACTGAACATAACTTCTTCAAGGGACAACAGCTGCATTATGCATGGTTCGAGATGTATCCTGAACCTAGCCATCAAATAATGGGCTTCCCCGTGGAACCCGGCGATCAAATAACCGCATCGGTTATCTTTATCCCTTTGAATGGAGTATTGCCTGCCAATAGCGATCTGTTCATCATGCAGATCACTAATAATACCAAACGGTTATATAGCATCATCCCAGTAATAACTCAGTCCAAGATGCAACGTTCGTGTGCAGAATGGGTTGTTGAAGCTCCATCACTTAGTACCACATTGCCATTGTCCAACTTTGGCTTTGCGTCAATGTATAACTGCTCGGCGGTTATAAACAATGTGTTAGGACCAATAAACAATCCGGCATGGGCCAATGAGATAGTGACCATGGCGACACCAGAAGGTGTAACCAAAGCGTCTGCTTCTCCATTGTCTTCTGACGGTAAAGGGTTTTCTGTTGTATGGAAACATAATTAAAGGAAAAGAAATGAAACACAAAAAGCACAAAGAGCATGAGAAGCATGAAGAGCATGAGAAGATGCCTAAAGCTAAACATCATGCGAAGAAAAAGAAGCCTTCTAAAGGCAAAAAGAAGGTTGAAAAGGTCATGCATGAATTTAAAGAGGGCAAGCTGCACTCTGGTTCAAAGCATGGTCCGGAAGTAAAAAATCCGAAACAAGCGATTGCTATAGCACTATCGGAAGCGCGTAAAAAAGGCGCCAAGATACCTAAAAAAAAGTAAGTAGTAGTAGTAAAAGAAGCACAGTAGGGGCCTAAAAACCCCTACACGATTGGAGAGATATGGAACCTAAAAGAGTCCATACCATTGGTAAGATAGCTACCGAGCTTGCGGCACAAGATACGCATGCTCAAAGTCCCATAGAACTCGAACGCGCAATGCACCAGGATTATGAAGAGAACATCCACCAGTGCATAGAACGTGGCAAAAAAGATTACCCTGGCGATTTCTACATAGTTGTCATCACAAAGAAAGAACGTTTGCTACAAAACGTCCTGAGGCACTATTACTTCCCACGGTCTACATGCCCAACACCAGAATATGATCAAACCGTTTATAAGTATTTTCGCGCAGACGATAACCACAGATTCCTCTGGGTTATACCTGACAAAATCACTTGCGAGAACCTGAGAGATAATGCCGTTCAAGTCAACGAACTTGAGCGAGATCTACTCATGTTTGTACTCGACTTCTATGACGACACCTTGATGAAGATCGCCAAGAAGCTAAACGGAGAATTCCTAGAAACCCCTCTTCTTACTGCTTATTAAAAAAGGAGCACGTATGTTTGAAATTAAATATGACCGTGAGGGCAATCCCATTCGCGAACAAAATCGCATGGAAGAATATGCCAAGCAAGCTGAAGCTGTCGCACCAGCACCACAAATCCAACACTTTCCCGATGAGCCTCAAGAAGCAATCCAAGAGACTCAAGAGGATACTTCCCCAGCTTATGCTGCTCCACAGGAGGAAGTTGAGTCTGAAGATGTAGATACCTCCCCAGCTCCAGTAGAACCAGAGCCCGAACCAGAATCAGCAGCCAAGAAGTCATTCAGAGAACTATCAGCAGCCAAAAAGAAAGCCGAGCGTGAACGTGACGAGTACAGACAGTTATTGGCAGAGATGCAAGCCGCAAAGAACCCTGCACCTGCAGCACCGGTAGAAGAAGATGATGATTTCCGTCTTGGCGATGATGATATTGCTGAAGGTAAGCACATATCTAAAGTGGATAAGCGTGCTCAAAGTAAGATAAAGGCTCTCGAACAACGACTCCAACAATACGAACGTGAAACAGCTGAATCGCGTGCTGAGACCAAATTGAGAACTCAGTATCCTGATTTCGATAAAGTTGTAACCAGAGAGAACATAGAACTCTTTGCCGAAGCATATCCAGACGTTGCTCAAAGTTTGAATTCAAATAATGACCTATACTCCAAAGCTTCATCGGCATACAAAATGATCAAGAAGTTCGGTATATACCAAGAATCACCATTTGCGTCAGAAAAGGCTGTAGCCATCAAAAACGTCGCAAAACCACGGCCTCTAGCGAGCGTTTCTCCTCAACAAGGTGATACACCTATGTCCAGGGCAAATGCGTTCGCCAACGGGCTTACTGATGATTTGAGAGCTCAATTGAGAAAAGAAATGGAACAGTCCAGAATGAGATAAGATATAACACAGGAGCTGGCCACCCCTAGAAAGAAATACCAGCTCCTGTGTGTAAGCAGTGTTCGTTATAGACCCATTAATTGAAGTTGTTCAACTATTGGCTTGTCTGGAGCAGGCATGTCATAAGATGATAATTCATCTATCTTGACCCACCTTACTTCTTTGTGATCATGAAGGAACATGTGTCCTGCAAATGATGGCACCATGTAGACACGCATCTCAACAGGTGATCCCTTATGTTCAAAGAAGCTAGAACAAAAATAGTCTCCTACTTGTGCAAGTATCCCGAATTCCTCGTTTAACTCGCGAATAAGGCATTCTATCTCTGTTTCTCCAGGTTCCATCTTGCCACCCGGAAACTCCCATTTACCGTAAAGATCGTCCTTTTTAGCTCGTTGAGCTATAAGAACCTTATCATCTTTATGGATAACTGAAGCTATTACGAACTTAGTGGCCCTCGGCTGATCGTTTTTTGGTAAGTGCTGCATGTTTGTATACCCATTTCATGACTGGTGTTTCATCTGTTTTTTCATAGATGTCTTTTAACGTTGCCTGTGCGTCATGTATTTTAGGCATATCTGTAGCATATGCAGTTCGTTCTTTCTTTGTGTTGTCATCGTGCATCTTCAAAGCCTTGGTGCGTGTTGCATCATAGATCTGAGTAAACTGAGTCTTCATAGTCACATAGCCAAGCTTAAGCTTAGGGTCTTGCTCTTTTGACTGTCTCTTCAAGTCTTTATAAACCAATTCGGTTACAAATGAGAAGAAGCCCATATCATATGGCAATCCGGTGAAGATATCTGTTGATCGTGATGCTACTGAACAGCAAAGATGGTCCTGTTTGACAAAGAACTGCATGCCTAATGTGCATGGGAAGTCCTTAGAGTCCATATCTTTGTGTTGTAGTTGGTTGATATTGATAAATGCTTTACGAGAATCTCTGCTCTTTTTGAGATTGTCTATAACCCATTCGTACTGAGTTTTGCCTGTGCTAGGAACCCTTTGATGGAATACATAGTGTCCGTAGTTAGAACAGATCTCACCTTTATCATTGGCGAGAGTACTCCACATCTTAGAAGCTTCGCCTAGGCCCTCATCTACTTTGAGACTGCCGTTGAAATAGGCCAAAAACTCACGTGCTAAGTACTTTGTAGAAGCTGGGGCACGTAGGTTGTGGACTCTATTTCGTGGGTTGGTGAGGGTATAACTAACATCGTATGCTTGTTGTCCAGAACCTGCTCTGGCTTGAAAGAGAGAACCATGGTCTCTTATGTGTCCTACACCTTGTAGAACTAAATCATCTAGATTGCTGCTTACTAGATTAACCGGTTGGCTGACGAGATCTTCTGACTTCTTGCCATCATGTTCCATAGCATGTGTAGCAACAGAAGTAACAATCAAAATGCAAAAAATAATGTTCGAACGAAACATATACATCCCTTACAGAGTGTGTGATTAGACGGTACTTACTTTGAAAACGGCGTGGGATTGTATAGACGTGACAGTATCTAGAAAACTGAATTAACTCTTTGGACGTTCCTTCGCTCAACTTCCACGATTAAATTTATGAGAATAAAAAATGTTGTCAAGGATTGTTTTTAATTAGTCTAATTGCACATAGAAACTACCATTCAAAACTAGCTCTGAGTGGGTTATATGCTATAGTTGGTCTGTTCATGAATGTTACGTGCATAACTCCACGTCACATGAATCCTTTACTTTAGCCCTCAGGTTGAATCGCTCCTTCCTGAGGGATTTTTTTTGCTTGGATATGAACGTTTTCCGTTTTATAGTCGTTCTTGACCCAATAGGGCTTTGGTCACCCTAACCGTACACACGTTATTGGCCCAATAGAGTCTGGTCCAGCTCAACAAAATCGGCGCAATGGGAGCATCGTCCAGCTCACGTAGTCCTTTTAGTTGTTCTAAGACAAGGATCTGCTATGGCAATAACGACAACTAGTTCGTTACCTTCGCCAGTACAGCAAAGCTTTAGCTACAAATTGCTGTCTGTGCCCGTCCCAAATATGATTCACAAAATTCCTGCGATGAAAAAGCAAATGCCCCGCAACGGTGGTAATACGCTCAGGATGAGACGTTATAATCCATTAAATACTGCCCTCGTTCCATTAGGTAATACCGGGGTTACCCCACCAGCGCAACTTTTAACAGCGGTCGATATCGATGCAAAAATAAGTTTCTATGGGACATATATTCAGCTCAATGAACAGGTTACGCTTCAAAATCAAGACCCTGTCCTCAACGAATGTGCAGCCCGTTTAGGCGTAAGTTTAAGACAAACTGAAGATACTTTGACCAGAGATATGCTAGCTGCAACTGCTGGTTTTATCAACTGTACAGGCGGAACAAACGGCGATAACCCCACTGAGATCACACGATCCGACGTTGACACGGTTGTAAGATCGCTCTTGAATAACAACGCTTATACTATAATGGACAATATTGAAGGCGAAGATAAATTCGGCACGGCTCCAGTTCGTGACGCTTATTTCGCTTTGTGTAGTACAAACTTAACTGGTGACCTTGACGCGGTAGCTGGCTTCATCCAAAAGACACAATATCCATCTCCAATGAATGCGTTGCGCTCAGAATGGGGTTCAATTGGCAATTTGAGATTTTTAATTTCGAGCATAGGCAGCATTACACAGAACGCATCCGCGCTTGGGCAGAATGTTTACAACATTTTTTGCGTAGGAATGGAGGCTTATGCCTGCATAGAGCAAGACGGATATTCAGCCAGTTTTATTTACAGACCGCCAATTTATGACGGACCGTTGGCTCTCAATGCTTCGGTCGGCTATAAGTTCGCAGAAGTGCCCAAAATCACAAACGATTTATGGGTCGTCAACCTCCGCGCAACGTTAACATCTTAAGGAGAGATAATGGACGGAACTATTCTTTCGCAGGGTTCATTTAGAACTCCCGGATCTAACACCACGAATAACACGATTGCCAATGGTAATCAGATGATTATTCAGATCCCTTCAAATGCAGATTTCATGTGGGTATACGATTACTCATCATTTGCTGCTGCTGGTACAAACACAGCCACATTCCAAGGCGTAGCTGACGGTTCTACCGGTATGCGTTGGTATTGGCAACGTGGTATGCCAGCTGGTCAAGCAATGGTTGAGTACAAAGGTAATGCTGTTAACAGTTTGAATGCTGACTTGATCTTAACTGGTGGCTTCACCCTTTATGATCCGTCTTCTCCTCAAAACCCAGTATTGTCTAATCCAGTTGCTACAACTGCTGTGACAAACGCAACACGACCTGTTGTGAGCACAGCTTCTACTGCTGGTGTATCAGTTGGTTCTATCGTTCGTTTGAGCAACAATGCTCAATTGGACAATGATGGTCCAGACTTTGTAGTTGGTGCAGTTACGTTGAACACAAGCTTTACGCTTTTGACAGCAACTAACCCACTTGCAAACGTACCTGGTGCTATAGGTGGTGGTTCTGGGTTCTACAGAATTGTGAACCGTGATTCACTCTTCTACCCACGCAAACGCTTCATCGTGAATATCACACAAGCTATTAACCCGACTGTTTCTACCTCTGTTCCTCACGGAATGACGGCTGGACAAGCGGTTAGACTCAATATCCCTGCTGTTTCAGGCATGGTTCAATTGAACTCTACAGCTGAAAACAACTATAGATATGCATCGATCTTAGCTGTTCTTGACGACTACAACTTCGTCATCGACATCGACACATCTGCATTTACAGCATTCACATGGCCAACGGTTGCTCAACAACCTTCGTCATATCCAATCATGGTACCAGTTGGTGAAAACACAGCGGTTGCTCTTCAATCTCTGCAAGTACAAGTACCTCAAGTTGCTGGGCTTCAAATCCCTAATACTCAAGTAGGTATTCTGGCTGACGCTACCGTTAACACTGGATTCCTAGGAATGATCCTGGGTATTGGTGGCAATGGTAACTCGTTGGGTACACCAATCATGGGGCCTGCTGGTTCTATCGCAAACGTATCTAACGTTCAGTTCCCTGACGTTATGTTCTGGGTTGCCGGTAAATCAACATTGGGCGGTCTGTAATCGATAAACCTGGGCGGGAGTAAAAAAAAGGCTCCCGCCTTCTTTAAAAGGAGAAAGTATGTCAACTGCAAAAGTTATATCTAAGCGTAAAGATTTAAAAGACAGAAAAGAGAAATTGAATCTCAGTTACATGAGAGACAAAGATGCAGAGATAGTCCGTGGAATATTCCATTTCTTTGAGGTTCCAGGTGGTCTGCTCGAGTTTGTCTACAAATGTTACGAAGGTGATGAGGTCGAAAAGTACTCACTTGAAGACAATAAGGTCTATTCGATACCTCGTGGAGTAGCACGTCACTTAAACAAGAACGGTTGGTATCCAATCCATGCACACGCGACAGATGAGCATGGCAAGCCAATTGCTCGTATTGGTTCAAAGGTTGCGCGCTACGGTTTCTCAAGCCTTGAGTTCTTCGACTCAGACGATCTGGTCCCAGAAGGTAAACCATTAGTCACTATCGAACACCTCTAGGAGCTCTATGTCATTCTGCTATGCCGATCCTAACCCAATCTTCCAGCCAGCGATGCGACTAATAACTGCCATAACCAATTCGGCTCAGGCGCTTGTTACCACATCTTTTGCCCATCAATACCGAACGGGTTTGATTGTGAGATTGGACATACCGGTAGCATGCGGAATGCAAGAGGCCAACACATTAACAGGAAGCATAATAGTGGTATCTCCGTCGATGTTTCTCATCAATATAGATACCACTCTCTTTGACCCATTTGCCATTCCAGTCGGTGTTTCCCCACACGTAAATACCTGTGCTCAAGTAGTCCCAGTAGGCGAAATCAATGAACTGCTAACGGAGGCAACCAGAAACATACTCAACCCGAACGCGTAAAAATGACTTGATAGCTCCGTTGTCTTTAAAAAAGGGACAGTAATGGCGATCCATAACCTACAAAGTATCCAAAATAAGGTGCGACGCCTAACACGTTCGCCATCAGAATCTCAACTGACGACAACTCAATTGAATGAGTATATCAATACGTTCGTTGTGTATGATTTCCCTGAGCATCTACGTACATTCAATCTAAGAACCACATTCAGCTTCTACTGTAATCCTTTCCAGGATACCTATGAGACTGATACTTCGGTTCTACCTATTACGAATGCTCTCTACGACTTTCAGAACAAATATCTGACCGTGCACCCACCAGTCTATGTT